GCATAGACAATCAAAAAAGTTAGTCCATAGGCAGTCAAAACAAACCACAATAAATCCATACTAACCTCTACTCTTTGTTCTCTAGCATATAACTCTGCCAATAGGCACCGTGGTTATAGCCAGGTCGCAGGGATCCCTTTGTCTCTTCGTGGGGAACCTCGCCAAGTTCGGTTGAGTCTTCTTCGTCTGGATCCACAAACCTATCATTGTCCATTTCTTCATAGTCTTCGACAAACTCAAAGTATGGACGCTCCTCTTCAATAAACTTTGAAATGTTGAGAATACTTAGGTTTATGTTGTTATAACCATCCGATGGCAAGAGTGCTGCCTCCATTGAGCCATACACATTCCCGCCCTGTATAGAATCGTTTGAGATCATTCCTTTGAGAAAAAGAAATTTAAATAATCGATCTTGCGCTCCATAAACTACTTCGCTGGTTAGGTCTTTCGGAAGTGCGAGAATCTTTTGCTTCTCTGGGGAAATGACGACGTAGATGTCTGCATGATCGGAGATTATATATTCTCCGTCAAGCGTCTGTCGGATCTCAAGTTCCACTCTGGCTATTGGTTTCTTTGGAACTTCTTCTTCGGCAGTGGCGCCAGAACCCACTGTGATTTTGATAGCCATTAGCCTTTTAGTTCCTGTATTAGGTTTTGAATGTTCATAATCTTTACAATGAGCTTTTCATCTACCTTCTTCTTTTTGGAATCAGTCAAGAACTGTTTTACTTCTTGTATCTTGTCGACCAAATGAGAGTCGCTGGCGACTTCTTCACTATCGATCTCTGACAAACCTTCTAATAGTCGTCCTATCTCTTCGTTTAAATAAATGTTGAAATCAACTGTTTCGGCATCCAACGACATAACATACCTGAATAGCAGTTGATTCTGCTCCTTCAGGAGTTTCGTGTTGTATTTGTTATTATAGTTCTCGACAAACTTCTTATACACAAGCTTATCAATATGCTTGAGTTCTTGCTTTCTGGAACCTATTTCTTTCTTAGAAATCATAGAAGAGATGAGTTTGTGTTCCAATAGAACTCTTTGCTTTGCGGTGTGTCCACCGGTAAAGATCTGGGCGACAGAAGCAATGTTCTTAAAGTTAGGTACAAAATTGCGGAAGGTTTGAGTACCAATCTTTTTATTGATGAGATCAATAAGTTCAGTTTGTTTATTAAACACTTCGGTCTCGTCTAACTTCTCATAGTCTTTTCTTGTCTCGCTGATTAGCCTTTCCGCTGTATACAAATCTACTTTTCTTACTTCATAAAGAGTCTTGTATAAGCTAAGTTCAAGACCCAGTATTGTATTAGGGGAAAAGTATTCCTTTATTACCGAAATAATAATTGCTTTGCGCTCGCTGTCTTTTGAGACAACAGCCTTTGTTAGTTCCTTGATTACTGCTTCATAAAGAAAAGCGGTATTTCTTTTCTTATTGTGTTTGAATTTCATCTTCTTTGTTAAACTCCTTCTCCAAAGTACTCAACAGCCGGGACACCTCAACCTTAGTTGACAAGATCTTACTTTCTTCTTCGGCGTCTTCTATATTATAAATAGTTTCTTTCCCTTCGTAAAGACCAGGCTTGATAGACTCTCTATCGAAGCCGGGGAGCCTTGCCCTTCTTGTCGTTGCCGTTGCGGCCTCTGGCTTTGTATAAACTTTACGGCTTTTCTTTCTTCGGACTGCTTCCTTATCTCTTTTCTTTTTCGTATGAGTGGCACCATCCCATCTTGGTTTGGTGTAGACATCTCCCTCTTCTAAGTCGTCGTCGGGCGTAGCCAAAAGGATATCTTCTTCGCCGCCTGGTTCTTCTAGATCCATGTCGAAATCTTCTCCTCCCTCTTCACCAAAGTCTTCGCCTCCCAAGTCTAAATCTCCACCCAAGTCGTCACCGAAATCGCCAGCCATCCCGGCTGCCTCTTCTTGGATTGCTTCCGCAACAGCCGCAAGCTGGGCATCATACTTGCGGTCATAATACATCTCGCGCTGATTGCGCAGGAAGTCTTCGCTGGATAGATTGAAAAGCTTCTCAGCAACCCATCGCCTGGAAAAGAAACCTTCCGTAGCAGATGCTGCAACATCAAACTTGGTCTTCCAGTGTTCCAACTCTTGCATTTCTGCTATTTTAGATGGATTGTTTAAAGACAGCTTGAAGCTCAATAGGTCATCACCTCTAAACCCAATGGTGTATAGGTGAATAATGCCTACCTTTTCTAACTCTGAGATAATGGATCTCTGGAGCCTCTGAATGGTGCGTGCGAAACGAACATCCTTTTGAGCAAGCGTTGTCTTATCCTCGTCTGCACCATCCGATCGAGACAGATAGGACGCCGGGATCTTCAATGCTGCGAACAACTTATCGTATAGATACTTCACATCGTCAATGTCTCCGGTGAAAGTGCCGCCGGGGAGTGATTCAATTTTGCTGCTTGTGCCGCCGCGTACTGGTACATAGTAGTCCTCTTCAACAGATAGAGGGTTATAGCGTAAGTCAACGCGGCCAGAGGTTTCGTCAACGAGAGAAGAACGCTTCATTTGCGTCATAACTCGCTGCATGTATTGTTCGATCTCGTTTGGCGGGATAGAGCCAACGTCAATGTAGAACACCCTTCTCTCGGGCGAACGTACTATACGGTAAGCCATCATAGCGTCTTCTAGGAGAGTTAGTTGGCGCCAGATACGACGGGCTGCCTCTAGCACCGAAGTCCCGTAGGGGGCGTATTTGTCGTTCCCAAGGATACGGAAATGAGCCATCTGCCAGTTTTCCAAAGTTAGTCCAGCAGTGTTCCACTGAAACTGAATGTAGTCTGGATTTGTTTTATCTTCACCTTCCAACCTTTCGATCTCGTGGGATGGGAGCCCTATAACAGTTTGGATCCCTTTACGATCGTCGATGTCAAGATAGAGGAAATAGTCTCCATACTTACACATCGAGCGAGCCCAACCAAAGAGGTTGAACTCGATGTTCATAACGTTATGGTATAGAGATTGCAGAACTGCCTTGATCTCTTCATTGGAACTTTTTATGTTCAGCATTGGCTGCAATGCCGAGTGCGTGGTCATTTCGTCAGCATAAATGTCTAGTGCTGAGTTAATGGTCGGTTCGTATTCCATCTGATCAAAATCGACATAACGCTCGGCGCGGTTCTGCTGATTCATCATAGACGGCTGCATGTGCGTAAAAGTAGAATATCTGCTAGACTTGAAGTCTTGTCCACTAGCAGAATTGAACTTAGATGCGTATTTATCCAGTTGGTATCTTCTTAGTCGGCGGCCGGTTTGACTTCGACGATTAACCAGAGGACCGGAAAAGATTCTAGTTAAAGTCCGGAATAAGTCAGAACCAGGATTCCTGGTGTTATTTCCTCTTGCCATTGTTTATTATCCTTTATAAAGCCAAACAAGTTGCTTGTATTCTTCTCTTGCTTCTTGTTGTTTCTCTGATAGGCTGTCGTGACCTGTCATGCCTTGTATCGTTGTGTGAAATTTCTTATTTGTCATCCTCATCGATGATGTTATTGCTTTTCTGTATTCTATATCTCTTTGATTGATCTCAAATACAGAATCCCTAATCCAACAAGCAATTGCTAATGACAACACTAAGTCATCATGATACGAGCGCATCGCCTGTGCTTTATTGTTTTTCCATATAAAAGTTTTTAGTTCGTTAGCAGTTCTCAGGGAATAAATAGTTACCAGTTTGTTTCTTAGATACTCTTCAAGCTTTGATACAATAAGAGGACGCGTTTTTGATGTTGTGGTAAAGCCGGGAACCGAGTTTGCTATCCCTTGTGCTTGGTGCTGATCGATGTACTCGTGGGTTCCCTTCACAGAATAATAGAGGTTAGGGTATTCCCTGTCTATCAGTTTTTCTAAAATAGAAATACCTAAACTGTTATTCTCCACCACAACCAAACAATCCCCGAACTCTCGGCCGGTGTTGTCTATCAGTCCGGCAAACTGTTCTAGGTTTGGTTTCCCTTGGTATTCTGCCTCAATGCACATAGTATGAAGGTTTATAATGTGGAAAACAGAATAATCGCTTCCGTCACCACGGGCGACATCGGCAACAATAAAGTATTCGCACGAAGGATTATATGCTTCCCAGATCCAAAGATTGTGGTCAAACCCTGTTTTGTATTTGGGGCTTTTAGTAATCTCAAAGATCTCTTTTATATCGTCTGATTGTATAACTGTTTCGCCAGACGCATTAAACTCGCAATTGAGTTCTTGTGCGATCTGTCGCTTTGACATGTTTCTGGTTTCTTTTGCAAACCACGCGTCGTCCCTTTCGGGATGAATGTGCCACGGTAGCACCGTGGGGTGAAAGTCGTTTGCGCTCTGCTCTGCTTCTATGTAGGTCTTGTGGAACCAGTTGCCGACACCCTTTGGGCTTGACAGCGCAACACAGCGACCACCAGTAGCCAGCGTACTATAGAGAGCAATCCAGATTTCATCAAAGTTGTCGATGTGTGCGGCTTCGTCCACAACCAACAGAGACAAAGCTTCGCTTCGTCCTGCATCAATAGATGTTGAACTGGCCTTTACTTCGGATCCGTTAGTCAAAACAAAGCTCGTTCTATTATCGATCTTGATGGAAGCAATACGCAGCCACGGAGGAACGTTCTGCATTATTGTCTTTACTTTCTTGACTAAGTTTGCTGCTGTCTGAAACTTTGTTGCGATAACCAATACGTTCTTGTCTCGATAAAACAAAATGAGCCACACAATGTATGCGGCTGTAATCGTCGAGATGCCAAGTTGTCGCGCTTTTAGAATAACATTAAAGCGATAATCATTATAATCTCGCAATAAATCATCTTGGAAGGGGTAAGTCTTAAAGGGGATGAGTCCGTGTAGCGGGTGTGAAATCCTTGTATAGTTATTAACAAAGTATATAGGATCTTTTCCGCACTTCACGATCTCCTTTACTACTTGAGATTTTGTCGGAGGCATTATGCCTTCTTTCTAGTGTCGTTCTTGGGACGTGAACCGAAACCCCCTAGTTCCAGAAAGGACTTGAATTTAGCATCGACACTATCTTTTGATTCGCCTTTGACCGGATCCGTTCCGGACATTCCACCAATCTTGTATTCTTTCGACGCCTGCACCCACACTCTCACCTTGGAGGTGTTTTGTACGATGGCATTGATATCTCCTTGACTAGTCAGTGTCAGAGTGTCGCCAGTGACTTTCTTATACTCTTTCTTGAGATACTTGGAGATGTCATTAATCATACTCTCAGTATCTTCCTCGAAAGTACCAGAATACACTTCCTTGAGTTGGATCTCTGCGTGATAGTAAATACAGAGAATGTCTCCGTGAAACTTCACACCGAACCCATCCATTACTCTGGAGTCGTGGATCGGATGTCCCTCCTCGCGACGGAGACCAATCTTGATCGGTTCGCCCTTATCATCCAGGGCTCCATCATAAGTGTTTGATACTACTTGGGATATCCCATTAATTATTTCAAGTGTTGTCGCCATTATTTGGTCTCCAGCCTGTTTCCCAGCGTTGTTCTCTTCCCTCAACCCAATTAATGTAGCACTTGAAACAGCAATCAAACTTATTCATGTACAAATCATCTTTGGGGTTAAAAGAATATATCTCACATATAGGGCAGGTTCTTTTTAGAACTTCTCTATTAAATAGTTTTTTGGGTATTAAAAAGCCATCTTGTTCTATTTTCTCTTCATTAGAACGAAATCGTGCTTCTTTCTCATAAAGCTTTTTTATTTGTTCTTGGTGATCGCTCTCTTTTTCATCGTTCCAATGTTTCCTTGGATTCTCGATCGCAGCTTCACCATACTTATCTTTTATTGCTTTCTCTAACTTTGCGATGTAGTTTGGATCTTTTTGGTTGTCCAAGCTCACTTCCCGATCAAATGGTAGGTTCCCAAACCAATGGCAAACCCAGCAACCACTGAACTTCCTATAACGACTGGTAAGTTGACCTTCTTGTCTTTCTTGATGATGTCTCTCAAGGATTCGATCTCATCGTCTCTCAGCCTGATACTCTCTTCAAACCTAAAGATTGCTTCTTCTTTTTCGATCTTTACATTTTCTATTTCAAATCTAAACAGTTCCATCTGGAAGTCAAGTGCGAACTCCCTTTCTTCTATCATCTCTTGTTCTACAAACTCTCTCCATGTTAGGAGGCGAGCAGTCGCAACGTTGTCAAAACAGGTTGCCTCAAAAGGAGTTATGCCACCTTTAGGCAATAAAGTAAATTTTCCCTCATCGCCGGCATACGCAGAACTACACAAAAGTAAACCAAGGGTTAAGATCTGTGCGATCTTACTCCACATATTCAAATCCAAAGGCATTTTCTATTTGTCTTGCTAAGGTTTCCGGATCGGTTGTTCTTAGATCAACAAGTTCTTTTATCCTTTCAACTTTTAGAGCCTCCATTTCTTTTTGGGCTTTATCGTAGTCCCTTTGTAGTTCTTCTAAACTATCTTCGTGCTCTTCTATAAGGATTTTCTTTTTTTCAAGTTCTCTCGCGTGACTTTCTTTTATAATGGTGAGTTCTTGTTCGTAGCGCGCAGAAGCGCTATCAAGCGCCTTTATTAATGAAGAACGATCTTGATGCCAAAATGTGCTGGCCACAAAGAGTAATAATGCTATTAGTATCTCTTTCCAGTATTTGGCTCCGAAAGACAGGAGAAGCTGCACTAGCCACCCTTCATCTTGACTACCGCATCGATGACGCTTTGACCGCCGATGTATAGAGCGCTAATCATCACCCAGTCGCCGCTGGATAGAAATCCATACGCTGCGAGTGCGGAGGCTGTTGCCCATACTAATAGCTTGCGTGAAATAACTTTTTCTAATGCCTTGTCGGCTACTCCCTTAATCATACTCATAAAATCTCCTTTGTTAGTTTCATTTTGTCTATGCCACTTGATCTTCGATGGATTCGGCGTACTCAATGATGATCCAGCGAAGGGCAGCAGGATCGAGGCCACGATTAATAAAATCGTCTGCCAGTTCCTTGATAGCCCTCTGAATCTCTTCTACCTCTGGGATCATTCCAAAAGTATCCTCTTTTTGAAAAAGTTTTTGAAAAAGTCCCTCAGTTAATTCTTTCTTGATAATCTTTTTTAGTCGTGACTTCGTTAGTTTCATTTTATGTTCCTTATTCTAAGTCTTCCAAACTATCTTCGTGCTCTTCTATAAGGATTTTCTTTTTTTCAAGTTCTCTCGCGTGACTTTCTTTTATAATGGTGAGTT